TATACGCTTCAGCTCGTCAAAGATGAAAGCGAGGTCACGATAACACCGTCCCCGAATTACCAGGGTGCGGCCGCATGCATCATTCAGGTCTTCCAACACTCGGCCAGTTCAGGCAATGACCGTCTGATCCTTCTCTGCATCGCAGACGAGGCAGATGATGAAGGAAGCAACGCCTATCCGAGCATCCGGCGAATTGCCGATAAGGCGAACTGTCACACAGACACGGTCGTCGAGTGCATCAAGCGTCTTGAGGCGCTCGGTGAACTCGAGGTGAAGCGACCGGATACTCCGGGCCGTGGCCGTTTCAACCGGTACCGCGTCATTCTTGGAAACCTCGGAATTTCCGACATTTCTGATCGCGGGTCTATTTATGGGTCAGTAGAAGGGTCAGCGCGGGTCCACCCGCGCCAAAAGGACCACCAACCCGCGCCAAAACGGATGGCTTTGCGCGTTTTCCACAGGCCCGCCCTTGGTGTGACGCTTGCGAAGCGACAGGGAAACAGAAGGACGCGAACGGCGACTTCACGTTCGATCCATGCGAGGAGTGCGCGTGAGACGGCGCCGCGTCAATGAGGCCTGGGTTCGGCTTCGGAGGACCCATCTCACGCTCTATCCCGAGTGCCGGATCTGCGAAGACCCGGACGCCGTCCACCATCTCCGCTATAGAGGTAAGCGCGGAGTGGATGAGAAGCCCGGCGATCTCGTCACGCTATGCCGCTTTCATCACGACGAGTTCCATCGGATTTATGGAACTACTGGCCATCATCGTGGATCTCTGGCCGACAACACGATTCGATATATCGCCGAGAAACGCGCCGAAATTGAAGCCGAATTACTGGAGAGCGTCACCCAATGACCAACAACCGCATCACCACCTGGAGAGGCAGCACTGAATGGATGGAAGACGCCGCGTGCAAAGGAGTCCCGCGCTCAGTCTTCTTTCCTCTGGGCGTTGTGGAGTTCTTCGCAGCCAAAGAAATCTGTCTCTCCTGCGACGTGAAAGACGAGTGCCTCGACTTCGCGCTGAGGAATCCCTCGCTTGAGGGTGTATGGGGAGGAACGAGCGAAGAGGATCGGCGGAGGCTTCGCAGACAGCGCCGTCGGTCAGTACCAGCTCGACCCCAACATCATCATCACTAGCCCGCCCGACGCCTCTCGAAGTGGATCACGTTGGGAAAGACGTGCCTCCAGCCCTCACCGCGATGTTCTTTGACCGGGTGAGGATCATCGTCTTTCCAGGACGCCGGGTGTCTTCGCTTTGACTCTTCCAGTTCTCTCTGAATGACTGCCAACGATCTCGATACGTGTTTAACCATGGGCGCGACCCGACCACGGCAAGGGGTTAGAAGGGAACTACCAGAGGACGAACTTTAGGGAACCGGAGTTCCAGTGTCGGCGATGTCTGAACTGTCGGTCTAATCGCCGGTTTCGTTCATACCGTCAGATACAGCGTTGTGACCAGACCGATCACGGTTGCTACCGCAGCAATGACAGCGAACGCCTTCGCGACCGGAGACCAAGCTTGTTCGCTCTTGTCTCGTCTGGCTGCCTCTGCATCTTTGAGCGCTGCTGCGGTTGTGATGACCGTGGCATCTCTGGATACGGCCTGATCACCAAGACGTTGGACGGCCAGTGTCAGATCACGGAGCTCATTGGCGACGTGATCGAGGGAACCATTGATCAGAGCGAAATGCTTGTCGTGACCAGCCAGACGGGCGGCTATCTCACCTGCAACGGCACCCCGATCGAAAGCCTCCTGCGATGACTCGGCCATGTCCAATTCTATTCGTCAGAGTTAGCGGCTTCTTCGGCTCTCGCACCTTCGTAGCCAGCCCAATGAGTGGCGACTATTGCGTACACCGAAACCCACACGAGGTAAGGAACTGAGTTGCGCCAGATGGTGACGGAGGGAATCGCCAACAGCAGCCACATCCACAGCAGGATCAGATGGACCCGCTTAGCAGTAAGCCAGGCCCGGCAGCGTTTCACTAAGGCCGTGGGGTTTCTTCGTTGGCCGGCAACGTCGCCGCCGTGTACTGACTGCCGACGTGGCGAGCCGCGAGCACTTTCAGTGACGCAAAGACACCTGCTGCCAGAGGTATCGCCCACGTGGGTAGCTCCAACATCTCGACCGTGATCACGCCGAGCCCGCCCTGTAGGAACGTCCAGCCCACTCGTTCAAAGGCATCGAGGGAGTAGCGCTTGCGCATCTCTGCGTCATATGTGCCCGGTGTGAAGTGCGACATGGACGTCGAGTCTTGCCGCGGCGAGTGGCCGACCGGGGGACTGTCAGTTGACAGTCGTCGTTGTGGTCTGCGTCGGAATGCCGTCCGCTTCCTTGATTTGCTTGATGCGCTGTTCGATCTCATCCAGTCGCTTTTGCCGGTAATCGACGGAGACCTGATCACCACGGATCTGAGCCAGCTCGATCTCGGTACGTAGGCGTTCGGCCTCGATGCCGAGGATTGCCCCTACGGTCTGGCGTGCTCCGCGTTGAGCACATTCACCGGTCGGATTTGTGCAGTCCTTGATTGCGTCATTGGTGTCGTTCACACGCTGGATAGCGACGAACAACAAGGCCAGCATGATGACCTTGAACACCATGAACCCAACGAGAATCCGCAGCACCCTGGCGTCCCGGGCGGCGCGTTCATTGGACTCGATGACTCGTTCGGCCAGCGTCGTCGCGCTCTCACCCTGGGCCTCTACGACATCGCCCAGCCGCTTAACCGTCGCCACTAGTTCGTCGGCACTCTTTCGAAGATCCGGATCACTCATGTCGTGCCTCCATCCCGTCCAGGACGACCTTGCGGCCCTCGCTCTCCGCGCTCACCGCGTTCTCCCTTTGCTCCGGTGGGACCCCTCTTCCCCCTGCGGGCAGCTTGAACCTCTGGCAGCTGGCTGAGCCGGGCGACAAGTGCTTCGAGTTCGCTCACGACATTCAGAAGCTCCGAATGCGCTGCCTTCTCCGCCGCGAGTGCGCCGACAACCCTCGCGTCTTCTTTTCTCGTGCCCCACGGCCACAGACTCATTCCTCTTCGATATCCAATCTGCGGGCGAGATAGGCCGCCTGAGCTTCCACTGACCTGCTCAACAGCGGGATGAGTAATTTCCGGTCCTCTTCGGCTCTGCGCTCGGCCGCTTTGGTCAGCTCGTCCACTTGTGCTTCGAGCTTCTTTATCCGTTCTGTGAGGAACCGATAGAACAAGCCGACGACGGTGATCACCGTTCCGCCAGTCATCCATGTGATCGCATCCGCGTTCGCTCCGCCACTTGTCTGCGCGAGAACCAAGGGCGAGACCGAGCTGATCCCGAATACCGGAGCGAGCCACTTCACTAGTGGTACTCATTCGCACTCGATCCGATCGCCATCAGTCGTTCAGCGTAGATGAGGTGAACAGCAGGTAACGAGGATCTTCTAACGCTTGAGCTTGCCGCAGAATCCGTCATCGGCGAACACGAAGTATCCATCCTCGTCTTTCGGCCCAACGGCTTGGATCGTTGTCCACACCCTCGGCTTGCCGGTCTTCGGATTGATCTTGGTCCGTTCTTGGGGGTAGTCATGAAGACTGCCGTGAAAGGCAATCCGGTCCTTCGGGTCGAAGGTGTGCGCTTCCACTGATCCGTCTGGATTGAGCTGCCACCACCCTCGGCCGGAAGGTGCGATGCAGCTGTGTGGGGTGGGCATGTCGTCCTCCTGGGGTTCGTCAGGCAGTGGCAAGCGCCATGGTGCGAGCTCGTGATGCCATAGTTCGCCGGGGATCGGAGCGTAAAGACCGCACCGCCAAGCGAGGTCTCTTCGCAGTTGGTTGTCCTCGTAAAGGCAGGCAATGTCCACCGCCTCGGCCGGGTCCCGACAGTGCTTCGACAGGTCGGGATCAGCTGCGTACGGGTATCTCTTCGGGTCTGCCTCATGTAGACGGCGAAGTGTCTTTTGCTCGGCCTTGGAGCGCCAACCCGACTGAACCCAGAACCGGCCCTGAGACAACCGAATCATCCAAGTCACCCGCAGAGCGAGCTCTTTCTCGACATTCTCGAGCGTCGCCATTACGGCAGGTCTTCTTCTTCGTCGTCACTGAGCTGGGCAACGAAAACGATCACGCCGACGATGGTCAACATGACCCCGGCGACGAACGCAATGGTGATTATGCGCCCGACGTCGATCATCTATCGCCCAGAAACCAGGCCACGGCTTTCAACACCAGCATGAGCCCGGCGATGATCAAGAGTCCGACAACAAGAGCGATCTCACCCACTCGCTCAGTCACAGCACCTGGCTCTCACCGGCCGTCGTTTCAGCTTTCCCGTGACCATCGTTAGCGACGGCTTCCGGTCCACTCGTCTGCAACGCCGCGATAACGGCGTCACGGTCGGCAACCGCACGTTCGAGGATGCGGATCTTCACCAGCGCATCGCCAAGCGCCGTACACGCTTCCTCGTATCCGGCCTGCCAGGAGAGGTTCACTAATTCGGCACCCGCAAGGCTCTATAACCCGTGCCGGCCGAGTTCTCCTCGTCCATAGTCACTCGTTTCAGGGTGAACGTATTAGACAGTTGCGTACCGAGCACAAGCGTCGTCTCCCGGTCCACCACTCCACTCTTGTTGGAGAAGTAGGCCGAGGTTTCCCCGCCTGAGTTCTGAAAGAACACAGCTGACCCCGTTCCGGACGCTGTGCCCTTCGTCATGAGCACAAGACTCACGTTGGTCGCGGAGCCGATCGCCTTGATGTACGCCTCATTCGCACCGAAGTCACCGATCTGTACAGCGGTTCCTGTCGCACCACTGGCGTTGACGCCGATCGTTGCCGTACCCACAGTCTTGAGTTCTTCCGTGAGTCCGTAGACCACTCGCCACGTGGTCCCGTCATCCCGCGACAGCGTCTTGGTGTCGGTCGCCCAGTAGTACCGGCCTCGTACACCTGCCGCCGGTCGAGCCGAAGCAAGACCCTGTCCATCAGCCGCAGCATCGGTGTCGAGCTTGGTAGCCAGATCCAGCAAGTCCCCGGCAACGTCGTTGGGATCATCGTCGCTGGGATAGGGCAGGGCGAGGCGGGAGGTGGTGGGCACGGATTACCTCAGACGATGGCGAGCTTCATGTGCTCGTAAGTCGGATATGTCGCTCGCAGTTGTGCGTAGGTCATGGTTGTCGCTTCCAAGGTGCCGTAGGTGGCACCTGAACTGACCACATAGACAAGCACAAGGCCCGCCGGTTTCTGCGCTCTTATCGCCGCTTCGGTTTTGTCCTCATCGGGCGTTTCCCCGGCGTACGTCGTCACCGTGAGGTGATAGGCGGAAGAGTCGCGTTCCCGAATATTGACCGTCCGCGTCCCGGTCAAATACCTCTTGGCGGCAGCTTCCATCGCGGCGCGGCTTCCTCGGCGAGATCCTGAGACATCGCGAATACGCTCACGCTGCGCCGTGTCGTCCAAGCCGGCATCAGGAGAGACCCCGACGAACTGGCCAAGCCACGCAAGCGCATCAGCAGGTGCTCGATCAATGTCGACAACCGAGGACCATCCCGGACCGTCGTCGGAGTCGCGGACCAGCTCGTCGATTTCCTCGAGAGCCAGGGTCAGGGCGGCAACGAAGTTGAGCAGCGCCCAGTCATTGTCCTCGTCCTCGGCTGTGAGTGGACCGAGAGCGCTGTAGGCCTCTTCCGCGACGGTCGCGACTACAGGACGGGTCATGCCGGATCGACCGTGATCAAGATCGTGCCGGCCGTGGGCAAGGACGCCACACCGCTCAAGGTGACGTCAGCCGATGGGGTCGTGATGGAGACGACGTAGTCAACGCCCTCAACCTGATCAAGCAACGAGATCAGCTCGTTGTAGCGAACCGTGCTGCTCCAGTTCCATGTCGCCGGAGACAGATACTCCTGCACGGCCGTCGTGGCTGCGGTGTCCACTGCTGTCGGATCGGCACCCGCTTTGGCTTTCAGCGTGGCGGTGACGTTGACGGCGGTATAGGTCGGGTCGATCACGTGGACGGCGAAGTTCACTTCGCGCAGGGACTGCAGGTAGGTGTCCACGGCGGTCTTGGTTCCACTTGAAACCACCTCGCCGTCCTCATCCGCCACGGCAACAGTCACGGCGCGCTCTTGGTTGGTCTGGGCAGCAGCTCCGCCCTGCGTCGTCGTCACCGCGACAGCGGGAGACGAACCACCTGTCAGTGAGCTCGACGCCGTCATCTGCGAGACGTTCGTTCCCGCCAGTGCCCCGGTGAACTCGACGACGACCGCCGTTCCAGGCAACGCTCCACCCGTCACCGACACGTCCCCGACGCCGATGTTCGAGAGCGCTTCGAGTGCGGACTGCACGGCTGCCGCATTGGCGTTGTAGGCAATCGCCGAGGTGGTCTGGCCGCTGTAGGTGAGTGTGAAGGTGCCTCCGGTGGGGCTTCCGGTGATCGTGACCGTCTGCTTCTCATTGACCGCCGGGATGTAGCCGTCGATTGCTGTCGCCCGTTCGACGCCCGCAATGCGCTGGGCGAGAACAGCAAAGTCGTTGGGGAGAATGGGCCTCGGTGAGAGCAGTTCGAGCTCGGCCCGCAACCGGGCCAGGTACTCCTCGTCGGTCTCCGCTTCCACGCCGCCAGAGGTCGATGCAGCCGACGTGATGGTGTCGACGAACGCGAGAGCGTCCACAAGTTGCCACGAGCTACCGGCCGCGAGGCCATTGGCTGCGGTGCCGGCTTCCAGTGCGATCAGCTCGACTTCGCCGGTCGCGGTGCTCGTCGAACCAGGCTCGATGACAACGTCGGTGGTCACCTCGAAGTAGATCTGTTGATCACCCGTCGCTGGATACGCGACCACCGTGCCCGCTGGAATCGTGTACCCGGCGTTGTCGACAGCTGTCCACGTCGTATCCACCGTTGCCTTGGCGGCATCAATGGGAGCGAGTCCCAGGAGTGACTTCCCGAAGTAGCGGAAGATCGACGTCGGAACCCGGCTGGCCACATCACGGGTTTCGGCATTAAGCCGGCTGATGGCCTCCAGCAACCACACCTCAAGATGGCCTTCCTGCGGCGTCCAACCGGGAATGGCGTCCATCAGGTAGTCGAGGGCATCCGCAGTCAGCACATCGGGATCGGTTTCGATCGGCAGTTCGATGTAGCTCATGCCTGACCTGCCAGATACTCACTGTTGGTCTCCAGTTCAACCAGCAGGTGACGAAGTGACTCATCGATGACGGTGGAGTGAACTAGCGCCGTTGCTCGCGGCTCCCACTGCTTGACTGCCATAGCTAGCTCTGCGGTATTCACAGCCGCTTCCGCTTGGAAGACGGGATTGGGGATTCCGTAGTCGGGCAGTTCAAGGCGTTCACCACGCGTTGTTGAGAACAGCACTCCGACACACTGCGCGATCTCTTCGAAGGTGTCCTGTTCGACGACGGCAACCGAACCTGCGGCAGTGACTCGGAACGGAAGAGCGAAGTGCGGCACCATGCGCCCGCGAGCTTAGGTGGCAGCTTGCCAGGCGATCAGCCATGGACGGTCTATGCCGAGCCCTACGAACACGGCCAGGCACTTGTCGCCCACCTGTGGTGGCGTGTCCGTGCGACCGAACGGCGCAGGACCGAGCCGATGCGTCTCATCGTCGAAGTCCTTGATGACGAACACCGCAGTAGCAGCATCCTCGTCGACGGAGATGATCCGGCCTTCTTGCGGACCCTCTATCTGGCGCTTCGGGCGGCGATGCTGTTTTCCAGTGAGAAGCTGGCCAAACGCCTGCATCGGATCGTTTGCCATCACACGTACCTCGCCGGGTTCACTGGGCTTCCGTTGATTCTGATCTCGAAATGAATATGGGCCCCGCGGGCATTACCAGTGGCGCCGCAAGAACCGATCCGTTGGCCTTGAGTGACTTGCATGCCGCGGCGACAGGCAATTGCACTCAGGTGGGCATATCGCGTCTCTACGCCACCGCCGTGCGAGATGTAGACGACGTTGCCATAACCGGATTGGGAACCGGCGAATGTCACGGTGCCTGCCTTCGATGCAACGACAGGTGCTCCAAACGGCGTGCCGATGTCAATGCCCTTGTGTCCCCGACCGTCACCGAAGCCTGAAGTGACCGGCCCGCTACCCGGCCTTATGAATCCACCTTCGTTGCGGGCAGTAGTCCCGGAACCAACATCCCCACCATCAGGCCCGCCGCCGCTGTCAGGAGACGGAGGCTCAGGGAGATCAGGCTCGGGAACTTTGAGCTCAACATCAGCGGTCGTCGAAAAAAGGCTTCGCTCGATCGAGGCCACCAGCCAGTCCCGGCTTGCGGGTCCCACATCGGCAAGGGTGACCGGAGTACCCGGAGGTGCTTGCCAGCGATGAGCACGGATGGTCACCCTCGCTGTCGCCACCGGCTTGCCTGTGTCCCAATCGAAGTCGATGTCGTCGACGCCGTTCTGGCCCTCCTTCAGCGTCATCACCGTCCCCGCGTCCAAGTACGCGGAGTCGGGGCCGACGTTCACGCCCGCGACCTTGTTTGCGTCGTAGTCGATGTAGCAGCGCCAATTGATCTCGCCGAAGACTCTCTTGAGGCATGTCCAGGTGTCCTCCTTGTCTTTCTCTTGGTTCTCAGCCGCTACCGTGCCGCGCGCCAGCTCGACGTTTGCCACTTCGGCCTTGGCTATTGGATTTACGACCAGCGGAATCCACGGCGTCTCCTGCAGTAGTCGCCGGGCGAACTGAATGCGGGTCATGGTTCCCGCCTCGACCTTCAAAGGCGTGTCATGACGGCGAAGCTCGGCAGCGGCGAGATCTTCGAAGACCAAGCCCAACTCACTACCGGCCTTGCGCACCTGGACGAGCTCGAAAGATCGATCGTCGAGCTGCGTGGTGATTCGCTTGGAGAAGATGCCTGAGCGCAGCAGCGACCGCTTCGAATCGCGGACCGCGATCGTCATCGTGGGAACCTCGTCGATGGAACGCCGGAGAGATGCGTCCGTGATCGATTCGATCAACTCGGTCTTCGCGCCCTCGCCGTCGATCAGCAGAGAATTGATAACGACATCAGCGGCGGCTTCGTCAGTCATCGCCACTCATCAGGTGTTCGGAATCCGGAGCACTTGCCCGACTCGCAGTGATCTGGGATCACGGATTTGATTAAGTTCGCCGATCTCACCCCACCGTTGACCCTTGCCGAGCAGCTTGGTGGCGATGCTCCAAAGCGTTTCCCCTGCTGCGACTGTGTGTGTCCGCTGCGCTGACGAGGACGCGGCCAGGGCTCTCGACAGCCTCCCACCGGGCGTGATGAATGATCGCGCCTGCGCACGCGCTTGGGCAGCTTGAGCCGGTGGAGGCGTCTGGACCACAAGATCAGGAGCGACGTACTCGGTGATCTCGAGATCGAGGAACTGGCGGCAGATCCGCCCAGCCGAGTTGAACTCCATCGACTCTTCGAGCTGATCGCACTTCGACAAGAAGTACGTGACCTGCGGATAGACGATCGGTCCAGTCACCCTGAGCAGCGTGGGTTGATAGGGCAGATCCTGGCGCGCCGCCCATCCCATGACCCGACCGATCAAGGACTCGACATCACCGTCAGGAAAGGCATCGAGCTTCACGTCGAACGAGTACTTGAGCGGTGCCTCTGTCTCGAACTCAGTCATGGAGCGTCGGCGGGGACGCCGAACCTCGTTCCATTGCGCAATGCCGCCGCTGAAGATCGGCTTCTTCTTTCCAAGCGGCAGCGTCAACGTTCCGCTCGGGAACGACAAGGGAGTGATCGTGATCTTGCTCATGTCCGCGCCAGCTTGTCTTGGATCCGCTCAACAACAACGTCAGCGACTCGCTGGGCATGGAGCACATCGGCGCCGGAGACATTGACGACTATCTGCGGTCCAAACGATGGCAACTCGTGATCTTGAGGTAGCGGATCGACTCGCGCACCGCGTGGAAGTGTGATCAGTTCCGGACCATGCTCACCGACCCACGAAGCGCCCGATCGAGTCGTAATGCCGCCAGCAGCCTGGCCGGGGTAAATCTTCGGGAGCCCTTTTTCGATCTTCTCGTTTGGCGATTGACCTGGCGCCCAAGGGCCCATAGCGACGGGCTTCTTTTTGTCGACGAGACCCAGTTTCTTCAGGATGTCGTCGAGGTGATGCCCGATGTTCAAGAGACTGAACACCAGCGGGCTGGCCACCGCGGTGAGCCGCTCGAAGAATGACACGCCTGGGTTCAGCTTCGTGAACAGTCTGTCCATTGCTAGGACGAGAGCGATTGCCGCCGCCGCTGCGATACCGAAGGGGTTTGCTCGTATGGCCGCGTTGAGGCCCCACATCGCCATCGCGACACCTTGAATCAACCCAGCGAGTTTCCACGACGTTATGGCAATCGCTGCACCTTCGAAGATCGCTTTGGCCGCGTCCGGGTGATCAGCCATCCAGCTCAAGATCCCAAGCGCTGCACCAAGCGGAGCGAGTAGTCCTTCCTTGCCGCCGAGTGCCGAGGTCAGGTCCTTGACCGCGGGCCAGAGCGAGTTCCGCCAGACCGAGGCGACGTCCGAGCTGACTTCTTTGGCTCGCTCCCACAACCGGGTGAAGGTGCCGTCCTTTCGCCATTGCTGCTCTTTGGCGACCAGCCGACCCATCGTCTGACTGAGCCAATCCATCGCTACGCCGGTCGTTCTGATGGCGCCCGGCATCAGGTACTTCAACTCCTCCGTCACGGGCGTCATCGCCTTGGCGAGACCGAGTGTGACGTTGTCCTTGAGGTTGGAAAAGATGCCGCCGAGCGTGCGCGACTGCTTTTCCATCAGGCCGCCGAACCGCTGGTGCATTCCCTCGGTCAAAGCAGTGATAGCCGTGTCGGCTGGCACAAGACCGTCGGTGACCATTTCTTGGGTCTCTTTGGTGGTCTTGCCGAGCTCTTGGCCAGGAGGTCGAGGGCCGGGATACCTGCCTCATACAGCTGAAGCAGCTCATCGGACTGGATTCGGCCCTTCGCCTTGATCTGACCCAACGCCTTGGTAATCCGGCTGACACCCTCAGCACCGGTTCCCAGACCAGCCGCGGCATCACCGACTGCTGTGAGGGTCGGCAGGACATCCTTGGATGCAAACCCAAAGGCAAGAAGCTGGCTCGCCGCTGTCTGCACATCGGTGAACTCGAATGGAGTCTTCTTGGCGAAGGCGGTCATGTCCGCGATGAAGGACTGGGCTTTCTCAGCCGACCCGAGCATCGTCGTGAAACCGATCTGAGCTTGCTCGAGGGAGCTGGCGGTCTTGAGGCCGAACAGACCGACTCCAGCTGCCGCGCCGCCGAAGACCGCCCCGATACCACCGACCGTCTTGGCGATGAAGGCACCGCCGGCAGCTATCCCGCCAAGCTGGCCGCGTAGTGAGGCGACACCCTTCGAGAACTGCTCACGCCTCGCCTTTTGGGCCTTTTCTTCCTCCTTGCGGGCCTTTTCTGCCGCTTTGCGGATCTTGTCGATGTCCTTGGCAGCGCGATCGGCTTCGGACGAGAATTGCTTCCTGCCCTTGAGACTGAGTTTTACGCCTACTTCGTCATCTGCCACTCAGCCCAGGACCTCTTGATCAGCGCTTCTTGATCATCTTCGCGAACGCGCGAGCGCAAGCCGCGCCAATCGCTTCGATCTCGTTCCTGCGCTGGTCCGCAAGGGCGCTGGCGGCCTGGTTCATTGCCTCGGTGAGAACGCGCTCCTCGATGCCCCTGGAATGGAGATATGCCTTCGGATCAACACCAAGCACGATTGCCACCGCGGCGTTCTTTGTCACCGGGTGGCGGGCTATTCCCCCGCGAGCTCCTCGTCGATCTCGGCGTTCCGATAACCGCTGAACTCGATGACCTTGTTGACGTGACTGATCAAGTCACCATCAGTGATGAACAGCTCCCGGCAGGTCTTGCGCGCAGTCCGCTCGCCTTCGACCCCAAGGGACTCGGCAAGCTCATCGTCGAATCCGTTCCACTGCTCGTCAGGATTGCGGGCGGTCACACCTACGCAGGCCTTGATCAGGAAATCCGCATTGGCGTTCATCTCCGCTTCACTTCGATCGCCCTTGGCCTTCTCCACCGAGCGAATGGTCCTACGGATGACGCTGTGTTCGACAGGCTGATAGGAGACAACGACGGTTGGGTTCTCCCAACGGGGAACCTCGAGCTCGAGGATCTGCTCGCTGGCGATTTCCTCCCGGCGTTTGGCGAGTGCGCCTTTCAGCGAGTTGAGCGGAGTGACCGCGTCTGACTCGGCCGCGCTCAACCGATCGTTCCGTCAGTCGAAATCTCCACCTCGAACAGGTCGGAATCAGACGAGTTCGAATCCACGTCCTGCGGGCTCACTGCCTTGAGAACGCCTGTGTAGACCAGAGGCCGGCCGAACGCGTTCCCGTCACGATCGAGCGGTTGGCGGTTGGCTACGACTCTCGCTCGCCCTCGCCGGCCGATAAGCCACCGCACAAGTTCATGATCACGGTCGCGCTTGTACATCCGGCCGAGGGTGACATTGCCAACCGTCTGACGGCCGCCGTGTGCCTCTTCGGCACCCATGCCACCCGGCGAGTACTTGACCTCATCTGAGTCTGCTTCACCGCCGCTCCAGGTGTCGAAGACACCGAGGGGACGGCCATCGACAATGAGCGTGTTGGCGTATTGATTTTGCTGCCCCACGGCCTACCTCTTTGGCTACAGCGGTTGATCGACCGCTACCTTCACAATCTCGATAACCACCCGCTCTGCGAACGGACTCATGCGCATGGTGATCACCGCTCGCAGCTCTCCGGCGGCCAGAGTGGTTGGAGTGTTGACCGACTCCCCGACATCCACGCTGAATGCGTCGTCGGGCGTCTCGCCGTAAAGCGATCCGGCGTTGTAGTAGCCGGTCAGCACTCCGGTGAGCGCTCCGGCGAACTCGGCGATCTTGCGACCCTGACCATCGATCTGATCGAACAGAAACGACTCGGCGACCAGCTCGGCCTCACGGGTGATCTTGAGCCGCAGGCGCTGATTGGCGAGGCTTCGCCACGAGATGTCGATTCCCGGCTTAGTCAGAGTGCGGTAGCCGTAGAGCACGACGTCACCAGCAATTTGGCGGAAGGCGTTGACTCCGTTGTCGTTGAGCAGCTCGCGGTCGGAGTCGCTCCACGCAACCTGAGACACTCCCAAGGCGTAACGGGCGAGGCCGTTGTCTCCAGCTGCTGGCACGTTCGGCGACTGAGTTGCGTCTGACCGAGCCATTAGACCGGCAGCGAGTGCCGAAGGCGGCACCGTGCGGTACGTCGAGTTCACGAGGCCAGGAATCAGGATCCACGGCGCAAAGAGCGCACCGTATTCATTGCCTTGAAGGCCTTGGGCTTCCGTCACAAGTGTCGATCGCGACGACGTATCGGTTCCGTCCAACAACGCCTCGCGGTTGTACGTGCGGGCGTGTGTCAAGAGGGCCGTGCGATTGCCGGTCGTCGTGTTGCCTGGAATGGACACCTGGCCCGGACCAAGATCACGAGTGAAGTAGCCGAGGGCATCCTGGCGCTGCTGATCAGTGATTCCCGAGTTGTCATCCGCGCCCGTGGTCAATGCCGCCGCGGCAGCCACCGCTGGCAAGTTCGTGCTTGCTCCACCAGGAAGCGAGACGTTCACCCAGTCCGAGGCTAGAGACCATGCGATTGCCGTTGCCTGATCGGCGAAAGACGGAGAGCGATCAACTTCACCCAGCGTCGAGTGAGTGATTACCAAGATTCGCTCAGAGCCGGTGTTTCCTGCGATCACCTGAACCGACAGCGAGTTGCCCCAGGCTCCGGCGTTCTTGGCGTCGACCTTCAGCGATGCCGCAGGAGTGCCCTGACTGTCGTTGAGTGTCTTGGTGGCTGTTACTGCAGAGGCGCCGGCAACCCGGACGACGTATGCCCTCGATCCGCCCTCACGGAAGAATGTTTCCAGCGCGTCCCACAAGATCGAATACGACTGGCGTGATCCGAAGTGCAGGGTGAACTCGGTCATGTTGCGGATCAGCTTCGGATAGGTCGTCGGGCCCTTTTCTGCCGCGCCGACCACGAACCAAGTGCCTACATCAGTGGTGATGCCCCGCGACGGAGGTTGGGCACGGGAAAGTACGGAGACGCCCGGCAGAGTCATGCGGATTCCTTGCCTTTCTTCGGCTTCTCGTCCTCGAGCTCGACGAGAATTCCGGCCTCGATCATGGGCACAAGTCCACGGTTGGATTCGACTTCGGCGATTTCACCTGGGGCGAGAACACCGATGTGAAGATCAACTGCATGCCCCGAGACATTTTGAACCTTGATCATTGCGCTGAGCGTAGTTCTGTATTCATGGCCCCAAGCGGAATCACTGGCTGGCCCACGCATCTTCACTAGTAAGGGGCGTGGCCTGAACTGTGCCGTATTCGCCCGGGTCAACGCATGCATCCTCCGGCGGTTCTTTTGGCCCGCCAAAGGCATTCACAACCGCATCGACTTTCACCCCGATACTCACAATTCCGGCAGCAATCGTGCGTGAGTCGTCATACGCCAATTCGTCGTAGTTCTCATCAATCCACCTGCAACCAAGTGCGAATCCCCCCATCGAGGGCTTCTGGATCATCGCCATGCGAACAGCGGCCGAATACAGACGGACGAGATCGTCAGTCGACTCCCGGTCTTTGCCCGACACCACAACACCGATACCGACTGACCACTCAGCGAGGTAGGTGCCGTCACCTTGCCGAAGCGGTGTCTCAGCGAGGCCTGGAACCACAACCACGCACGCGGGAAGTTGATCTTCGGGGAATGTCGACATCGAGGTCGCAGTGCCAAAGGAGCGGAACGGTGGAAGCGCGCCATCACCACACCGGACTCTGCCGGATTGGACCGATACCTCACCGATGTATGCGGGCGACCAGTCCTTGAGGTTGGTGATCACTGCCTCACGAACGTCTCGCGCGGTGATGACGGCGCCGTAGAGGTTCATCGCTGATTTCCGAGCAAGTGAGCTTGGATGATCTTGACCACGGCTCGGCGATTGCGCTCCGACAGCTCGACCGGCTTGCGAGCCGGCATCCGCCTAGTCCCCGTCTGGTGGTAGCGCGCGTACGGCACTCTCGTGGCAAAGAGGAACGAGTCGGCATTGATCTCTTCGACATGATCAGAACTGGTCTTGTTGGTCAGTGACCTTCGCAAGCGATTCGTTGCCCGGAGGATGCGTGGATCGAGGCCTCTCGCTGCCTTACTGGCAACCGTCCGCGGCTTCAACGACGCCCACCCGCCAGAGCCGGTTCGGCCCTCACTGTCGAACTGACTGCGCTCGACAGAGCGCATGTACTCCATGAACCGTTCGCCCGCAGGGCGCATATCCGCCGCGGCATCCGACAGACGGAGCAGCTCGCGCTCTACCTGGCGGTCCCCAAACACTTCAAAAGAGACCGTCACCATAACGTTGACCACCCGAGGCTGTTGATCTCTGGGAACGAGTAGACGGGCATTGCGTCGTCGCTCGTGCCGACCTCTCCGCCTGAGTTCACTTCGTCGATCTGGGTCTTCAATCGAGCAAAACGGGCGTCGTACAGCTCTTTCAGTTGGTCGTACGGAGAACGACCGTTGGCGATCTGCTCAGGAAAGTACGACAGCTCGACCAGCAATGCAGATCCGATCGCTGCTACCCGTCTCGCAGCATCCTGGAGCTCATCAGGAACGCTTCCTACTTCCGACGTGATGTCGGTCATGGCGGTTTCGATCAGCTCATCGACTTGATCACCATTGGGGCGTGTGTCAGTCGTGAAGGTGCCCAGCTCGTTGCCGTTACTGTCCTTCGTCCGTGCTCGAAGAATGGCTCCGACGTCGGCGACCAGGGGCGCCCAGTCGGACGTGGCCATTTACGCCTCGGGGTACTCGATCTTGGTCAGCTGCTCGATCAAGGTCTTGCGGGCCTTGTCGCCACGAGATTCCTCAGCCTCCCGGTACGCGGTGGCAAGGCCAGGGTCATCGCCGACGCGCTCGAGTACAGCCTCGATGGTGTTGGTGGACACGAACTCGACCAGGTCCCCGCCTTGCGGTGCACTGGTTGCCTCGGTCCCATCGGCCTTAAGCAGCGACGCGTCGGTCTCGGTAGTCAGCGTGGGGACTGACGATCCCTCGGCAGCTTCTGCGGCCACGTTCAACGCCACCAGCAGTTCCTCGCGGGCACTTTCGCCCCGGCTCGATTCAGAGTCGATCAACTTGCGGGCAACTTCGGCCCGGTTCTCGGTCGGAACCGCGTTCAGCTTGGTCAGAATCTCGTCGCCAGCAGCGGCGTCGACCAGCCGGTTGTACTCCTCCGCTGTCCATTCCAGATCGATATCAGGCAGAAAGGTGCCTTCGGGCGGGGTGGGCTCTTGGCCATCCGGCGTGAACGCGCCCCACTTGTCGCCACGGGCCAGGTCTTTTCCCTCGGGAATATCGACTTTCTGGCCCCGTACCGCCGTGATCCGTCGACCCTCGGCGTCCTTGTACTGGAACACCGCATCGTTGATGACACGCTCGGGCATTTACGCGACACCGTTGATCTGCAGGATGGCGAACGGGTTGGTCACGTACGCCACCGGGCGTACGGAGGTCTGCCACCACGTCTTCTGCTTGCCCTGCTCGCGCCACGATTCAGTCGCCAGCGGCTCCTCGACACGAAACTCGCCAACCTGACCTGATGCGACGAGCAGCGCAGTCCCCGCCGTCACGCGGTTGGACGAGTACAGCTCGGTGATT